CAAAGGGCTGCACGTTGCGCTTGAGGCGCATATCGCTAGGGACGGACCAGGTGTTCGTAGTTGGTTTGGCGGCGGAATCCGTTGGCAGTTGAAGGAGATAAGTCGGGTTGGTCATCCCGATGCCGACCAGGCCGCCATCGGGATTCAGCAATAAGTTACGTAAGGCAGTGCCGGGTTTGACCGCCTGAAGGTAAGAGTAGTCGCCATCGTGGACGCCGATCACAATCTGCTCTGCGTTTCCGCCGGCACTCGATGCCACGATCACTTGTCCCAGAGCAGGCCCGGCGGCGGACGACGCCCCGATGACGTTCAACGGCGCAATCGGAGTTGCGCTCTGGATGCCCAGCCTCGAGTTCGCGTTGTCCCACATCAGACTTACGCTTCCGCCGAAAGTGCCGGCGTTATTGAATTGCACGCTGTTGACGGGAGAACCCGGGCTAGGGGGCGTGATATCCGTCCAGGCGGAACTATTCCAGATGTACCTGGTGGGCGCGTCCGTCGCCCAGAACTCGAAACCCGCATCATCAACGCCTAAATCGGTGGGGCGTTGATCCGGCGTCAACGTACCCCACATAACTCCCGTGATCAGCATCCAGGTACCGGCCTGGATCTGGTACAGAGCGTTTCCGCGATCCGTCTCGACGTACAGTATCCCGTCGATGATGCTGGCGGGCGCGAGTGCCAGACGCGCCGCATGAGTCCCGTACATCACCCAGTTGACCTGGACCCATGCCGTGCCGCTCCAGATAAACTCCCGGGCCGGCTGATCGGTCGTGCGGAACGTAAACCCGGTATCGTTCACGCCGAGGTCAGTCGGCCTCTGGTCCGGAACCTGTGTTCCCCACATGGTCCCGGCGAGATAGTGCCAATCCTGGACGCCGTTAAACGTCTGGCTCTGATAGATCACGCCTCCCCGGTTTTCATCCACGTATAGAGCGCCATCCGGCATCGTGTCCGCCGGTGGCCGGTCTTCATGCGTGCCGTAGGTGACGAGCCCGTCGAGCTTCGTCGTGTTGGCGTTCGTCTGGTCGCCGGTCTGGCTCCAGTACAGATACCAGTTCTTCGATGTTTGATCGGGTTGCGGTGCGGATTGCGATCCGTCGCCGTTCGCATTGCCGCCATTGGACGGCGGCGTATCCGGGGCCACTTCCTTCAAACTCTGCCGGATTGGCGGGATCTGCAATCGGTTCATTATGCGAAACCCTGCGTCATCTCGAGATAGGTGTCGATCAACGCGACTTTGGTCCGCGCGGTCAGTCCCACCCGGTACACCCGGTCGCGGCTCTTGCCGAGACGGCGGAACGCGGCGCGGTATGTGTAGTCGCCGGATGGCGCGATCGGCTTGAGCCGGCCCACAACATCATTGAACGTGTGCCCGTGATCGTCGCTCCAGTCGAGTCCGATAGTCGGGATCGGATCGCTTGGATTCAAGGCACCCATTTCCATCAGGACCTCGAGCCGGTGATGGTACGCGTACTCGTTCTCGTTAATGAGATGAGGAAACGCCCGCTGATACTGGATCGGGTTTCCGTCGTCGTCGTAATAGTTGAGGCTCTGCTCGTAGAGTTTGCCCGTCGCCGGGTCGCCCACGATGTGCTTTCCGCCAGCGCCCCATTCGGGGACGAACGCGTGGAACCACGGCTGGTAACGTTGGAAAAGGTTCAACGGAACGCTCCAGGCGGCACGCTCGTGCCACATACCGCTCGTCGTGTCGTAGACCCACGCCTCCTGTTGCTGCCAGAAATTGATCACCCAAAACACATGGCCGCCGTCCGAATAGCAGTACGAAACCGCGTCGTCCACCCGGAAGCCGGGCGCGTTCCAGTGCTGCTCCTGGGCATAGGTGGAGATGCGTTGCGGCTGGAGTCCTTGCGCCATAAGAGCCATCGTCTGGCCGGTGGGACCGCCCGCAAGCCAGCACACGCTGAGTCCCACCGAGCATGGCGCATACGTCGAGACGGATCCCTGATGGATGAATGCGCCGCCGATGCGCTGGAACGGGAAATCGGCCGCGCCTACGTTGTTCCAGATCTCGATCGTTTCAGTTCCCAGGAGCCAGAGTTCCTCGTGGTCGCAGAGGATCGACCGGATATAGTCGCTGTGGCCCTCTTTCACGCCGAAATCGAGCGAGTCCCACTTTGTGCCGTCGTTTAATGCCGAGATCGCGAACTGCCGCCCCGGATCGGTGGATGTTCCGGGCGCGGGAACCCGGTTCACGATGAAGTATCCATCCAAAAACCCGCCGGTGACCCCCGTGACGGGATCACCGGCGGAAATGCTCCACGTTACGCCCGTGGCATCCGGAGGAGTCGGGCTTAACAGGATCGTATGGTCATTCGCTACACCGGCAATCGTATAAATGCGATCGTCAACGGTGATCGGATAGGCGCCCCAGGCAGGTAGAAACGGCCCCGGCAAAGGCCCGGTCCAGACAAGCGTGCCGGGTCCAGAGTGCGTATCACCTAAGCCGTCGATCGTGAACCGCGCCTGAGCCGCGCCGGCTCCGTTATCGCAATAGACGTTGTTTCCGGCAACGATCATCAACTGGTTGCCGTTAGAGAAGATCTGCGCCGGATCCGGGTTTCCGCCCGGGTCCGCGACGGTCCCCCAGACATGCGTCGTCCCGTCCGAGTGGACTTCCGTCTCGTTCGGGCCGTTGATGACGAATAGGCGCCCGCCGCCCGCCCACATGCAGCGGATCTTTCCCGGGACCAATGTCGCGAACAGCTTCAGGCCCGGACGGCCGTAGAGCACCAGCTTTGCCGGTTCGTTCGGAACCTCGATCGCTTCGGGAATAAGGTTCATCGTCTGCTGCGCCGCGGCGACGACCGATGCCGAGGTGTAGGAAGGGCCGGCCAGCGAGATTTTCATCGTAAAATGGAGTCAGCCGATAACGAATCGGCAGGAGAAATCAACGTGAACATGGACGAACATTTTGCGCAAATCGCGCACAAATTGACAGAACTGGAACATAAGATTGAACACGTCGAAACGACGCTTTTGACCGAGTTTCATAAGTGGTCATCGCCGAATGAAATGCGCCAGCGTACCCATGCCGCCGCGATTCGCGCGCTCGATACCGAGATTGAGAATCACGAGGATCGAATCAAAGCTCTCGAAGGTCACCAACAACCCGGCCATTAAAAAAAGCTCCCGCCGTGCGGATCTCCCCGTAAGTGGGGGCGTGGGGCTCGTAACCCCCGGGCGGTACGTAAGCCGCCCCACTTATCCCTGCGGTCCCCACGTCGTTGTAAACCACGGATCGTTGCTTCCAGTCGGCCCGCGCCCTCCGAGGCACGGTACTTCCAAAACAGGCTTCGGCGCATTGATCGATTCAATCCGCATTAACGCTTTCTGCGCGTCGTTGCGGACATCGGCATCCACCTGTCTCTGGAAATGCGGACCGAGGCGGACCGCCAGGTTGAGCACCAGAGCATCCTCGTATCCCGGGGGCAGTAGTACGACATCATCCACCGTCTGGAATGTAGGAACCTGCTGCCACTGGTAGAGCTCCAGGATGTAGCCGGGCACGGCCTGGGGGTAGATGTAAAGCGTCGAAAGCGGGTATGCGTAATCATCGTAGATCGCGTAGGGGATTGTGTTCGCGAGATCCTGAACACGAATCTGGGACCATTGCAGATCAGTCAATATCGCAAGCGGCCGCCGGATCTCAGGCGTCGAATAGATGATATTTGCTTTATCGATCTGTAAAGGACGGGGACCATCGAGGGCCGCAATTACCTGGCCCTGCGGATCTTGACCGATCGTGAACGTTTTGGCGCCGGTGAGCGGATATTCGTAACGGTCGATCGAGAAGATAAAGAGGCGATCGCAGTTAAGCGATCCGGTCAGGCGCGTGAGCTCCTCGAGGCCGTCTTGATATTGCGCAGGCGACGGCGTGCGCTGCGGCCCCAATGTTACCCCTGCCTTCCGGAGTGCCGGATAGATCAGCCCTTTGCCGGCGCTGACCGGGACGCCGCCCGCAGAAATGGCGCCGAATGTCGCCTGATCGAACTGCGGGAGGTTCCAGAATGGCTGCACGGCGGTGCTCATGAGGACCGCCTCTTCATCAATTTAGACATGGCAGGCAAACCCCAAATACGTCTATTTCAGCCAGATTTTGGTTCCATCCCAGAACCAGTTCACCGGGACGCCGGACAACGGAGTAAGCGTATTCCCTATAGTCGCGCCCGCAGTCCAGGTTCCGGGTGTCGCGTGCGTACAGACGAACATGCCCGAGCGCCCCGCCTGGGTGGCGCCGAGTCCGGTCACGCCCGTAACCGCAACATTGCCTGACACAAAAAATTGCGGGAACGCCGGGACCGGGAATGCGGCCGCCGATGCGATCGTAAGCAGATCGAGCGGCCGGTTGTTGGCGGTGATTTCGACGGTCGCCGTGTCGGTGCTGTTGTTCAGCACCCGGTTGTACGTGCCGCCCAGGACGCAGCCGTCGATATGCACGTAGGAATGCGGGCTGCCGCCAATCACAACGCCGCGATCCGACATGGCGCCCGTGGGCTGACCATCGACATTGACGCCCAGGCGCGAACCCGTAATGGAGACATTGGAGGAACCCGGAGCCTCGAGTTCGACGCCGTTTCCGTGCCCGTCTCCCGAACGCACGCTGACCCCGTCGATATTGACGCTGTTGACGCCTCCCAGGAGGATTCCGCTGCCTGCAACGGCTCCGTTGTTGGTCTGATAAGCAACGTCGATGTCCTCGAGAGAAAGAGATTTGATCTGGTTCAGCAAGCTGGCCGATGCCCGGATAGCATAGCTTGCGGCGTCCACCGTGCCGGTTGACGCGAGCATTCCCGAACGCAACGCCACCCGGTTCGACACCGAGCCCGCATCCGTCACGAGCAGGTCGAATCCGACCAGTGTATAGGAGTCGAGAATAAAATTACTGATCGTGACCTCGTTGACTGGCGCGGGGCTATTGCCAAGAAGACGGACGGCATACGCGCCGCCTTCCGTGAACAGGCCGGTCACGGTAATTCCGGAAACCTGCGGCTCGAACACAACGCCCGTGGCTCCGGTTGGCGAAATGACGCGGATATTGGATATTTCTCCGGTCGAGCTCTGCGTCACCAAAGACGCCGGGTCGCTGGCGAAACTCAGGCCGCGCGAGTACCCGGAAACCAGAATATTGTCCATGAAGAATCGCGCCGTGGAGCGGGCGCGGATGGATGTGGACTGACCGGCAACCCGCAGGTTAGTCACCACTCCATCGGCTACGCCGCTGATATCCACGCCGACCGGCGCTGTGCCGTTGTTGGAATAGATGGACATGTCGCCAAAGTCCAATCCCATCCCGTTTGGGCCGCCGAACGTGAAAACATTCATTGCGAGGTTGCCCGATTGGATGTTGGTGGTCTGGTAGCCCATGCCGCGCAGCGAGAGCGACTGATTCGCCGGAAGCACGCTCGTGGTCGCATAAACCGTGTAAGAACCCGCCGGAACCCGTACTGCGCCCATGCCGCCGCCGGCGGCCAGGGCGGCATTGATCGCTTCCTGCATGCCCGCCGTAGCGGTCGCGATAGTCCAGGCGCCCGAATGTGCATTGGCGCAATTCACGATGAGGGTCCCCGAGACCGCACCCGAAACCGCAGTTCCTCCTGTAATCAGTACGGGTTCGGCGGCCCCGGTGCCGCCCGAGATGTACAGGTAGTGTGCCTGATCGGTGCCGTTGACGCCTTTGGGGACGGGCGAGAGCGTGATCGTATTATTGCCCGCTATGAGCGATCCTCCGGGTTGCTGCGGCGTAAAAATATAGTTGGTGGACACGTAGCTCGTCTGGCTCGTGAGATTCTGACCGTTCGGGCCGAGGAAGCCTTCGATGGCTTTGATTTCGGTCGCGAGCACGTTGTGGTGCCAGGCGTCAATGAGCATCGAGATCTTGGAGCCGGGAGCGTGAGGAGCCGCCGATGTCCCGTCGAATCCCCTGCCGCCCGTCGCGACGATCAGTTGGGGATTCGGAGAGGCAACGACGGAAGCGACCGCAATGATTTCTTTATCGATCGAAATCAGGCAATTGGTGACGAATCCGGCGGTAGATGCGACGAAGAGAATCGTGTTCACGCTATCGCATTGGACCGACAACGTCGTCTGTATCTGATTGTTGGCAACTTTCAGGTTGGCATCGGTCGCCACTGCGACCGGGAAGACGGGCGTGGGTGTCGCCATATTACGTCACCTGTGGCGCCGCCGCCTGTACCGGCGAGCTCGCCATGCTCTTCATGTGGTTCGACTGGTTCAACTGCACGATCGATGCCTTGTACATCTGCGCCTGCGCCGGTAACGACTGATCGACCTGCGAGCGCGGGTATTCCGGCAAGAGTTCCATCGCGAGGTTGAACCGGACGGCGGCCTCGTACCCGGGCGGCAAATCGATAAAGTCGTTTACCGTTGCGAACTGGTTGATGAGGTTGTACGTCCAGAGTTCAAGTTGTCCTGACATCCGAGGAGTGGGCCAGATGTAGACCGTCGAAGTGGGGTACATGTAATCGCAGAAGAGCTTGCGGATGTAGACCGAAAGCATTGCCTTCTCTTCGATCGCTTCCCAACCGGAGCTATCGACGATTTCGAGCGGACAATCGATGCCCGAGATCGAAACGGACGCCGATTCGATTTTAACCGGGCGTTGCGGAAGCGAATACTGGTTGATGGTGCTAACGGAGATCAGATTCCGCAATCGCCCCACGAGAGACGCGCCTTCCGTGTTCCATGATGAGATCATCTGGTTCAGCGAAACGAAAGCGTCGTTAAGTTCGGCCGTCTCGAGCGTCTCGCCGGCGGCGATCGCGCCCAACAGGCGCATGGAGGAATGAATCAAATCACTGACGGTGACCGCCATAATTCTGCCTTAATCGGGTTCG